CCGTCGTATGATTCACAATCACCGAACGCAAGTCAGGCCACTCAGCAATCACTCGTGCGTGACGTTGCTCAACGGTTTCATAATCAGCCAGGTTAAATTGCGCCATTACTTTTTCCTTTTCTCTAAACGTGCATCAGCATCAAGCCAATCAGGTTTCTTATCAGTCAGCACACAAGTTCTGAAACGCATAGCTTGCTGATAGTCGGCGTATTGCCAATGAGGGTCAGCATGTATCACAAACTCACGGTATTTTGAGCCACCAAATAAAGCAATCAATGTCGCCTGGGTAAGTCCGAGCGTGCGTAAATACCATTGCACTTGTGCGTTGTAATGTGTCGGCACACCGTCAGAATCCCCTGTAACGCCCTCAGCAGGCACATCCCACCCATACGGGTAAGCAGCCGTTTTCACTTCAATAAGGTGTGTAACGCCATCCTGTGCCCGATACAACCCATCAGGGTTAGCAACCGACCAACCATCAGCACCCAACCAACTGCCACAGTTCGTCAACACCTCAAGTTCAGGATGCCGTGCCTGAAACTGCTCAATAATCACAGGCTCAAGCAAATTACCCCACAACATTGATTCAGATTGCGGCACCTGATCCGAGCGACGACCAGTCTTTTTCTCCCACAACTCAACCGCCGATTCCCACTTCGACAAACCAGCAATTATGCCGGCCATCGTGCCAGACACGTTGCCAGGTGTCGCCCGAAACTCGTGCCATTCAGCATCCTCATTCGACCAAACCCCAACCTGACGGGCAGGCGTATAAGGCAGGTCTGCTAAAGTGAAATCACGCATTTGCTTAATGTCCTTTGTCTTATGCGATGAAAACCCGACTGAAAAATGTCGGGTTTTCTTAATTTGTGTGCCACTATGAAACTACGCCAAACAAAGGACATTTAATGGGCAAACGTTTACGAGAGTTCACACGGCTGATACTCGACCAACAAAAACCTGTGCCCTGCACAAACCAACCCGACGTGTTTGACCTTGACCTTTATTGGAAACCAAGCGATCACAGCGTGCGACAAATAGCCATAAGCACAGCCAAAGAAATGTGCAGTCGTTGCCCCGTCAAAAACGAATGCTTAGACGTGGCCCTAGCCGAAAAAATTGACGTAATGATTTGGGGGGGCTTGACCCCTGCCGAACGTGAGACGCTACTCGTCGCGGCGCAACGGAAACGTGCTCGCATACAAAACTAGTGTGCCCACAATGCACCAACCAACAACCGTCTTCGCTGACCCCTCAAGCACAATCCAGGCAACAAACATTCCAAGCAAAGTCCAAGACTGCCCAATCATATCGTTCAAAAACTTCACTTGCTCACCCTTCTAACGGATCGTGCAGCTGACGCTGACGCAATACCAGCAGCAGTCGTTGCAACCTGCGTCACAATAATCGCTGACAACACAATTTTCTTAGCCCGTTCCCTAACCGCTGGTGGCAGGTCAGCACCAATGTTTGCCAACGCATTAAACGCATCAGCTAACCCTTTAAACGCTGCACCCAACACCGGCACGTCAAACACAGGGTTAGTAGGTTCGACGGGTTGGGTCACTGTTTTGGGTTAGGCACAAACTTTCCTCGCGGTGTCACTTTCGACGGTGCGACAGGCTTATTGGTAGGTTTCTTACTGACCTTTTGAGGTGCTGATGGTTTCGGTATTGCCGCCAACGCTGCCTTAGCTTGAACCAACTGGGTTTCCAAACCATCCACAACACCTGCCTGATTGTTTATCGAATCCCACAACGCACTAAACCTGGTCTTCAACGCTTGTAGGGCCGCATCCTTGACCGCTTTATCATCCGACGCAGCTTGCCAAGACGTTTCAGCCAACGCCAACGTCTGATCCAAACCAGCCAACAAACCCTGCTCGGCATTCAACAGGTCAACCGCCTGACTATAAGCAAGCGTGGCCGCGTCATAAGCGTCACCAGCCGAGTTGTAAACCTGCAACGCCTGTTCCTCAGCAGCCACAGCAGCAACATACGCTGCCTCTTTAGCATCCGACACAACCTTCAACGCAGGGTCTTTCCCAATCAAAGCAGCCACCGTCTGACTAAAGAACGATGCCGGTGCAACATCCCATTGACCTGACCCAACAGGCTGATAGTAAAGCGTTGAACACGCACCACCACCCCACTCATAAAACCAAGCATCTATCGGATAAGACACGCCAGCTTGAAAACTAAACAAGCCTGCGCTGTTTCCGCCACAACCCTTCAACGCCCAATCGTTAATGATTGGTTGACCAGCAATGCTCATAAAGAAACCATCGTCAGCCTGAGCGTAAAAATAAACTTGCTTTGTTGTTGGGTAGGTGATGTAGCCGTGATAGTGGATCATCACGAAATCGTTGTTGCAACCAAGCACCGAACCGCCACCCCATTGCGCTTGAATGTTCGACACCGTGACCGTCGCACACTTGGTGTAAACGCTGTCTGAACGTTGCGGTGGATTGCCTTGCGCATTGATGCCGTTGTAAACGTCAGCCTGAAGCCCTGCAACCTGTGAACCGCCCGACACAACCTGGCTGTTGTTGTAAGCCGTCAGCGCCGATTCTGCAGCCAACTGAGCAACATCCGTAGCGTGTTGCTTCGCTTCATAATTGGTAAACGTGGCATCAACAGTGTCAGCAGCATCACTAACCGCCACAACCTGATCAGCAACTTTACTTTCAGCGGCTTGCACAGCAACAAACTGTTTATCGTAATCCGTTTGATGCGTCGCATACGCTGCTTGCGCAATGTCCAACGCATCCTGCGCCTGAGTCACAGCGGTCTGTGCATCATTCAGTTGCGCAGCTTGACCGTTCGAATCGTTTTGCAACTGTGCCAAAACCTGTTTAGCTTGAGCAACCTGATTTGTCAGGTCATTGACTCGTTGCTGTTGTGCCGCAACCTGCTGGTTATAATCAGCCGTTGTCGTAGCAAAAGCTTGCGAAACCGTTAGCGGTGAAATCAGGCCCGCAAGAATAATAAAAAACGCTGCACCCTTGCGGTTGATTCTCATTTCTTTTTCGGGTCTTCCTTTACGTTCTTCAACGTCACAACCTGAGCAAACGCCGCATCAATCTCAGCCTTAGTAATCATGCCATCCTCAAGGAAAGCAATCGACAAGCGTTCAACAACTTTGGCAACAGCAAGAATGCCACCAACGCTGGCAGCAACCCACGGTTGCACACCCGTCAACGAACCGGCACCTATGATTGCGAGTGCACTAGCAACAAAAGTAGCAATAATGCGCAAAAAAACATTTCCAGCAATGTTCATTCCTTATCCCTTCGAGTTCGCAAGAATGTGCTTGAGTGGATCAACAAGTTCGCCATATGGTGCCAGGTGAATCTCAGGGTTTGACCAACCCTTATCAGCCTTACCAATGGACAGGTGCAGGTGTGCGCCGGTGCTGGCTGAACCTGATGGTGTGTGTGCGCCACCACCAACCTTGCCAATGATGTCGCCAAGCTTCACTTTGTCACCCTTTTTGAGTGCAGACTTTTCTGCAAGGTGCGCATACAAAACCCAGAAACCATCGGCTGCCGAGTGCACAACGAAATGACCAAGCACGTCAGACCAGGCACTAAGAAACACAGTGCCAGCAGTAATCGCAGGAATAGCGGTCTTCTCGGCAGGATGCCAGTCCTGACCACGATGCGGCCTACCATTACGGTAAGGCGCTAGATTGCCAAACTCATCGCCACGAAACTTCGCAGCAAAAGGTTCCTTATACAAAGTCATTGCGTGACCATCCTTACAATAATTGCGACAACGCCCGAAGTCACAATGGCTGACAACAAACCAACCAGCCAAGCACTTGACCAACGAGCTTTCTCTAGTTCACGCAAACGTGTTTCGTGATCACCAGCCAAAGCAATAACCGATTTCAGGTCAGTCTTTATCTCAGCGATGTCGGTGACGATACGCAGCAACAGGTCGCCGTTAGTCGGCTTTTTAGGTGAGTCTTCCAACGTGGCCCTAACTAGATGTTTCTTCTAGTTTAGGTTTTAGGGCACTATCTGGCTCAGGTGAAAAGTCATTGAGTGCTGTGCTGGCGTAATCAAATGGTCGATACCAATGATGCGTTGTTCAAGGCTTCGAGCCGTTGACCACGGTGGCGTGTAAGCAACCGTCAGATGATCCCAAATGTCCAACCCAAGAACAGGTGTGATAGCAGCTGAACCATACGCTTCGAGTTGAATACCAACCGTGTTAATGCGGTATTCCGGTGCAGAATAAGCGTTCAAATAAGTAGTAGTTTTTGCCTGTTGCGCGGTCAGGTCGTCGCCCAAATAGTTCAAGTTCAAAGTGCGTGAACCATACACGGTGAAATCGCCAGCATTGTCATACGTTGTGCCAGCTGTCGAAGTCAACACAACCGAACCGTAAGTGTTTTCCGAACCATACACAAGTTCAAACGTGCTGTAAGCGGTGCCGCCAGCAGTATCCGACACACGACCTGCACCATACGAAAACGTTGGTGTAGTTTCCACAATCGTTTCAGTTGAAGTCGAAACGTTTGCCGTGCCATCCCACGCATCAGTCACCGAATAAATCGACGCAGTTGTGTCCGTGTAAGTGCCATCAAAATAGGTGTCCAAATACGCTGTGTTTTCAATCAGCACAGCATCCATATAGGTTGACGTGGCGTTAGTGGTCACGAACATATCTAACGTGTCAATGCTTTGATCTGTGTATAACGGGAAACCGGCACGTTGCCAGGTCGTTCCAGCGGTCACAGCAATCGCCGTGTTTATGCTGGTTGCTGTTGCACCCGAGCTTGAGTTGCGCAACTGTGCATCAATGTATGCGGTGCCAGCAATCGACGGGGCACGGAAATACATTGAAACATAAATGCCCTTCCCTGCCTGATACAACGACGAGTTCGTTTGCGAATAAGACAACCCATACTGCGACGGCGCACCATTGATTGTGTTCGTTGTGGTCGCTGTGGCTCGTGCCGACCAAGTGCCTTTGTAAGCTGCAATTGCCGACGACCTTGTGGCATTACCCCAATTCGTTGTGGCCGATTCAAAGTTAGGGTTCAAGCAATAGTTTTTGCGAGTCCAAGTGCGTGACGTTGCCGTGCCACCCATCGAGTCACGGAAGTTGATACGCCCAAGACGGTCAGCGTAAACACGCCCAAACTCTGTGTCACCGATGGCATTAAAATACGTCATAGCATCCGTGCCCTGTTGCACGTTGTCATAAGTCATTTTTTCTTTGCCAGCGTCAATGCTGCGCCACGCTGTGCCTGACGGCCAACCAACCAGGTCAAGCACCTCATTTACACGGTGACCCGTATAACGTGGCCCAAAGTATTGCGTGTTTAAATCACGTTGCGCCATCAAACTGAGCGAATCGGCAACATTCATAATCGCTGTGTGATCACCGTAAATGTCATTTTGAAATGACCAAGTTTGAATGTAGCCACGATAAATGACAACACCATTCGAGGTGACACGCACAGCACCCGTTGGTGCAACCTGTCCGTAGAACGGTGAGCTTGCATAGGTTGGGTCAAAGTAGCCGGTGCGGTTATCTACATAAATTGTGGCGTTGCCTGAGTTGAAATAGTCCTGAACACGGCTAATACCACGAGTAATGCTGACCTCGCGAACATAAGTGGTGATGTCCCGAAACACATAATCGCCACCCGATTGTGTCAAACCAAACTCAACTTTAGCAACAGGTGCAGCCATTAATGAGCACCCAACAAATCGAGAGCCGCAGCTTTACCGTTCTTGCGCGTATAAGTTTTGATAGCATCAATGACCTTTTGAGGATCACTCGATTGCACGTTCACGGTGACGTGGTTGTTAGTAGTGTTTGGGCCGCGAGCAATCAAACCTTGACTTGACGAACCCGTAAACGAATCAGGCATATCCATTCTTGCGCCACTAGGCAAAGTCTGTGTCTTCAACTTAGTTTTGGTCTTAGCGGTGTCGCCAGACATTGACAAGATTGCAGCAATGGTAGCTGCTGCCGTCAATGTTGCACCCAAAGCCACAAGCATTTCAGCACTTGTCATAGCCAACATTGCGCTCATTGCATTCCACATCAGCGACATCGCTTCAAAACCTGCTTTAGCAGCACTAATAAACTTGAACGTCATAAACAAGCCCTTGAGTGCCAGAATGGCTGGCAAAGCTTTGACAACGTTATTAAGCACATTGACGAAACCAACCATTCCGTCATTACCCTTTGGGTCAAACTGTGCAAAGAAATTGCCAACCGTTTTGCCCACATCGGTCAACGTTGTTTTCAAATCTTTGAACGCTTTGCCAATGTCCGTGTTTGGGTCACTCAACTGATCGAACAACTTGCCAACACGTTCAGCAATACCACCAGGTTTAGTGATTTCGGCTACAACTTTTTGAACCGTCGGCAACAAAGCACGACCTAAAGATTCCTTAGCCTCACCAATAGCCACATCCAAACGAGAAAACGGGTCACTCAAAGTAAGACGGGCACCCGCAAAGTTTTTTTCAACATACTTCATCGTGTCGCCAGTCTTGGACAAACCTGGCAACATGCGGCGCAACGACTTGTCATTGCCGGCATACGCCTTCGCCAACGCTGACGTGACCGACTCCAACGGCTTACCCGTCTTAGCCGAAATGTCCAACGCCGTATTCAACAACTTTGTTGCCTTAGTTGTCGAACCAGTCGTGCGAACCAACGTTGCTAAC